TGCATATGCAACTTCTTCTTCTGTAAGTTATAATGACTTTTTATATGCATCATATTATACATCAACTACTGCAGAAATTATAGCATCAGATGTTAATCTTGTAGATCCTCCAACTAGTTATGGTCACGATATTGATATACCTATTTGGACAATGGCATTAGTTGAACAAGCACCACCTACTACTGTATATTCTTTAGATCATATTGTTAGTGGTGGAGACTACTCTTTAAACATTGCAACTAATTCTAATACAGGATATATTTATGTTGCAGATAACACTACAGTATCAGTGTATAATGGAACTACTTTTGTAGATAGTCAAGATCTTTCTCTTCTATTTAATGGTCCTACAACTCCTATAAGATTAATGGAGTATAATACTACAGATAATTACTTGTATGTATTTACTGATGGTTCATCTAACAACTTTCGTATTGTATTAAATCCATTAGTGGGGACTTGGAGTGTGGGTCATGTAGGTACTTATGCTCAAACTAATTATTTAAAAAGAGGTAATATTACAGCTTGGAATAATATAACAACTGGACCAACTGCAGCAATGGGTACTATTACAAGTGCACCTCCTGAACAACCTATACTTTGTTCTACAATGCCTTGTGCTTGTATTGCTGGTGGCCCTGTTGCTCCACCATGTCCTACGGGAGTACCTAATTGGGTAGTAGGGCGCAATGATGGTGTTAGATCAGAGTTATTTCAAGATAGTACAAAAAATTGGCCTGTAGGCAATTCATATGATACAGGATTTTTTAAGGTATATAATTTTGATACACAACAATTAGGATTTAAAACATATTATGATGCAGGAGATCCTTATTATAATTTACGAGGAATATCAGGAGATACTATTGCAATATCAGCAGCAATTGATAGTACTTTAACAGCAACAAATGTTACATATTCTACATTTGCTTCTTTATCAGGAGATAGTTATGGACTATTTAGTAGTTATCTTATAGTTGATTATAATGAAAACTTTACTTCTAGAAGTTGGGAAAATACTGCTAGGTATTTAATTGAGAATGGAAGAAATGGAGGATCCAATGGATTTATTGCTACTCCAGTTCTAAATCCAACTTATGTTGTTCCTGATAGCTATGGCAGACGTTTATATGTAAATAGCAATAGGATAGACAAACAAATTAACTTTCTTCAGGGATTAGATGATACAAGTGAGTACTTACTTTATGAAATAAAAGATGGTGGTACTTGTTATAATACAAATAATAATAAAGTATTTGTGTCCCTTGATGGTGGAGTGGTTCAAGTAATTCCTAGTTCAGGTTCTCCTATAATTACTATTCAACTGTATAAAGATTTTCCTGGTACTACTACTCAGGTAGATGGATCATTACAAATGGTGGCAGATCCTAATTCAAATTTAGTATATGGTATTGCTAGAGATGCAAGATCTGATGTTGATGATATGAATATTTATGTATTTAATCAAACAGCTCAAGTAGGTGTTATAGCAGGCTCTGGATTATGGGATGAAAACATTTGTGGTCAGATATCAATGGATTCTGATTTCTTATACTTTACTGGAAAGTACACAAGAAATTTTTATCAATACAATGTTGTTACAGAAGCATGGAATGTTGAAGTTGTTCCTTCTGTATATGAAAAATTTGATGGATATGAATATGGTCCTGCTTCACCTTTATCTAGATTGCAGGGTGGCATAGAAAGAATACAAGGAGCAACTCATATAGGTGGAGGAAAGTTTGTTGTAATGAATTACTTACAACAAACATTTAGTACAGAACTTAAATATGTTTATGATGTAGCAAACTTATTTGTGTACGATTATGCAACTAATACTGTAGATCAAGCATTAGTAGGTACAGGTGTTAGTTCTTATTCTGGAGCAGCCACTTCTTATAATCTTAATTATCATGGTGAATTTTTTGGAATAAATGATTATAACACTGATTATTGCTATGGTGGATTAGGAATTAAAGTAGATTCTAATGGTAGAATATTTTGGAAAAAAGCTGTTTCTGATCAAATCTATATGTCAGAATCACACACTGAATCTGGTGTTGCTCAAATATGGGGTACAGGAGCTGCAGGAGATTGTCCTGCTAGTAAGTTAATTAGGATATGGAATATTCAATCTAATGGTTCATTAGTTCAATCTAAAAGAACAATTTTAGATGCATATAGTCAATTTTCTTATATAGCTTATGATTCTTTTAATGAAAGAGTTATTACAATTCCTATAACTCAAAGTAATGTAAGTGCTCAATTTTATGTAATTAATCCCAATAACTTAGTTGGTTCATATGGTGTAAATGATAATGGTATTACTGGTAAATATAATGTTGCATCAAATATAGGAGGACTAGCTGTAAGTACATATTTAAGTGGAAAACAAACAACTGTATATGATGTATCTATAGATAATGTTCTTAATACAATTACATATAGTGTAAGACCTAATGCTATTAATGCTGGGTATAATGGAATATTTCCTCATCATTATGCAGTGGGGGAAGTTGTTAAAATATCAGGAATTGTAAGTTCTCCAGTAGATGAATTAAACTTTCCAAATAGCAATACTAGTTCAACTACTTATGCAACTATTCTTTCAGTAACTCCAACTACATTTACTATTGCTAATGACTATAATGCAACTGCTACATATACAAGTGGTGGTACTGTAATAGATGCAGTATGGGCTAGTATTTATACAGCAAGTAATTTTGGAAGCATGGCAATAGATAATAAAGGAAGTATTATTCTTACAGGAACTGGTGCAGGTAATGGTATAACAGGATACAATAATGCAGGAACTACATTTGTATTAAAGTATGAATCAGATGATTTATTTACACAGAGAGAAAATCCTAAAGTATATACAACAGGAATTACAAGTTCACCATGTGTTGCTACACCTGATCAATTATTTCGTGGTTTGGGAACACCATCTGTAGGCAGAGGTCATGGACAATTAAGTAATGCATTTTTACTTCATGTTCCTACTCAAAATACTTATTGGGTAATGGGTAGCAAAAATCCATCTTGTACTATTTCTGGAATTACAGGTGTTACATATAATCCTATTGCTCAAACTATTAGATATGATATACCTAACAGTTTTGCAGTTGGAAAAGTTATTAGCATTAGTGGGATAATTCCTTCAACATTTAATTTAACTAGAGTGCCTATTATAGCAGCAGATCCTACTGGATTTGAGATATCTTATACAGGAGCATCTCCAGGTACATATGTTAGCGATGGTTCAGTTTCTCTTAGTGGCAACTATGTAATTAAAGTATTAGATGATGCTACATTAGCAACAATAGCAACAATTGATTTATCATTTATAAATGGTTTATTAGATATTTGGGGAAATCCTGATAGTTTTGGTGGAAGATTCCAATACTCTGAAGATACAGATGAAATTTATTTGTACTCTAATAACCCTACAGAACCTGTTTATGTATTTAGTACAATAACTAATAGCTTAGTTAGAAGTAGTTCATTTAACAGAATGACAAATCCTTATAATAAATTAAGTACTGTATTTACATTAGAAAATGCATATGGTGTTCCTTATTTTAGTGCATATGCTCTTACAGATACTCCCACTAGATTATGGTTTAGATTAGATCTTGGTAACAGAACTTATCAAGATGATACGCACGATTATCTAAACATTACATCAAGTGATGGTTTAACTAGTGCAACTGATACATATGATCTTTACTCATTTAGTAATCTTTCTGATACATTTGGTCAATGGAAAGTAAACACTGATACTACTTGGGCAAGTATTCCTGGTGGATCTAACATTACAGTAAATGCAAATGAGATTATAGAGTTTACAATGTTTAGTACATCTAACACTTTATTGTCTGTTGAGAACACTACAACAAGTACTATCTATGATGTTCCAAGTTATACTAACTTAGCAACATTCCCTACTTACAATACACTAAACTCAATGTTAGCATTTGTAATTAAAGCAGATAGTGTTAACTTAAGTAATGGAGATGTACTTCTGTTTACATTTGATAATCCACAAAACCCTAGTTGTCCATTTATTAACTCAGTAACTATAAACTTCTAATGATAACATTTGATTTAACTTACACATTTGACCCAACTGCTTTAGGTGGATACTTAGAGTATAGAAAAGTAAACTTTGATGGAACATTTAGTCCTTGGGTTACTGCTACTAATAGCATTGGAAATATCAATGGATATATTACACCTCTTACAGGAACTCTAACAGGAGTTCAAGGTAACATAGGTAATCCTCCTGATTTCTTAAGTAATACAACTTATCAATTTAGAATGAGGCAAGTATGTCAAGATGGTGTCACTGAAACATTTAGTCCTATTGATGGAGATTACTATTCATTTCAATGTGCTGATGTCAGTATAAGAAGTTGGGTATGGAATTTAAATGGCGGTGGTTATTATATCCCTGTTACAATATATCCTTTCTCTTCTTCAACAAGTGTTGTTGGATATGAAATAATAGTATATGATGATTTAACACAACCACCACTAGCTACATATATTTTAGATCAAGTAGATGCAATAGCAAATTTACCTTCTCCTTATATTTATATCTTAGATCAAAATAATATACCAGGAGGTATTGCATTTGCTACTACATATTATATTACTGTAAATGTAATTATAACAACTTCAACTGGTACTGAAACAACTATAAATTGTCCTTCTAAATCAGTGGTTACACCTACATGTAGCATGTATAGAATTGATACAGGAGATGAATGGTATATAGAATGGACAGATTGCGATGGTAATCAACTATCTTGTGGTAATGCTATTCCACATCCTCCAACAGTTAATGGAATAGGAACTCCATTTAGTATTTGTTCTATAGGTAAGCCCAATACTTATTTTTGTGGAGGTGGTGGTGTATTGTTGCCTCCTAGATTTAATTCATCAGGTGTAGTAACAAATGGAGCACATGCTACAGACATAGGACCTTGTGATCCTAGTCAATATAATTATGATACATCAACAAGTCCACCCACACTAGATGGTCAACCTTGTCTTCCATGCATTTAATATTCAGGTTGTTGGTAGCCCTGAGCAGGTGACATCCCCTTAGCAATAAGGGGGTTCACCCTAAAATATAAAAGATGAATAAGATAAAAGAAGTATATAGCTCCATTGTCAAATGGAAAAAGTCAGATGAGTATTCTGCAAATAGAATAGGAATGCCTTTAGATGAATACGTTTCTCTTAAAAGGTTAGTGTATAAAAAGATGTTGCACTATAGAGAAACAGTAGATGAAGCAATACAAGATGCAATAGAAAAATCAATTATAGGAGAAGTCTGCCCTACTAAAATAGAGCTTGGTATTTACAAAACAATTGAAGAAAAAGGAGGGGTGATAAAATCTCATAGTGATATGGATTCTGGTAAAATGACTTTAGAAGCTTACTCTTCTAAAGAACCAAAGACTCCAGAAGAGATTATAGAAATACTAAACATAGATACAACTAAGTGGAGATTATCTCAATACTGGAACAAACAAAAAGGAACAGGTTGGTTAATCTCAGCATTAGTGACACAGATACATAAGGAGGAAACTGACCTCCTTAATTTTTATGGTATGCTTTCTGACTACAAGTTTCCTAAAGTAGAAACTACCTTTAAAACTAAAAAGTCAGATCTTTTAGAAGGTGTGTGTGGTATTCTTAGTTTACAAGATCTTCATTTTGGAAAGCCTGGTAATGAGTCAATGTCTAGCATAGCTATAAACACAGTGAATAATCTTTTAGATAAATGTCGTGATAGCTATGATCTAGAAAAGGTTGTGATTGTATTAGGAGGAGATACTCTACAAGTAGATACATTCAACAACACTACAACTAAGGGTACACCTGTAGAAGCAAGTATGTCTGCACAAGATGCTTACATTCAAGCCTTTGAAGGATTATATCTACTTTTGTCATTAGTTAGAAACTATGCTAACAATGTGCATGTAATGTTTATACCAGGGAATCACGATAGACTTAGTTCATTTCACTTAGTACATGCATTATCTCAGTCATTTGGAGATGCAGATGGTTTTACTTTCTCTAGCCAATATGCTGAAAGAAAGGTGCTTGTGTATGGAGAGAATATGTTTTGCTTTGAACATGGTGATATATCTAAAAAGATGACTCCATTAGTATACGCAACTGAGCATCCATATGAGTGGGGCCAAACTAGTTATAGAACTTTATTTACAGGTCACTTGCACACTAAAAAGACAACTGAGTTTGTAACTGATAATGAAATACATGGATTTACAATAAAAGTGTTACCTTCACTTTCAGCAACAGATTACTGGCATTATCATAATAAGTTCACTGGCAATAAAAGAGCTGCTGTACTTGAGTTGTACAATCCTGTAAATGGCAAAGTTGCAGAGTTTAACTACAATTATAAACTTTAAAAATTTATCTTTTAAAAATCAAAAAAATTTTGTAAATTATATATGAATAGTGCAGTGAAATTAAACAGAAAGGGTCCGAGGTATAAAGCACCTAGATTGAACACATTATCAGATGAATGGGTATCTGATATCTATAAGTCTAAGGAGTGCCTAGTCAAAGACCAAAAGAGTATAAAGAAGATTATCATTGCTGCTAATGAATTGATTGCAAAAGAAATAATTGACACAAGAGATGGTATAGAGTTACCTGAGCAATTAGGTTATATGTTTCTTGGAACTTGTCAACCAAAAGTTAGAAAGAATGTAGACTTTAAAACAACAGATCATTATTTAAAAGTAATACAACATAGAAATTGGGAAAGTGATAACTACTTAGCTAAAATCTTTTACAGTAATTATGAAACTAAATACAAATTTAAATTTAATGAGTTGTGGGGATTTAAAGCCTGTAGAAACTTTACAAAAGAGGTTGGCAGAAAGTATCCTGAAAACTGGAAGAAATACATTCAAGTTGATCATACTTTAAAGATTGCAAGCTTGTACAGAAGTGCTATGTATCAAGATGAAAGAAAAGAATTAGATGAATATAGATTAGAAAATTATAATCCATTAGAACTATGATGAAAGCATTATTAACTTTCTTGAGAGGCCTTATTAAAGGTGTAACAGAAATTAAAGAAGAAACTGAGCAGCTTACTGGTGTATATAGTGTATCAGATGAGATGACTCAAAAGATAAAGAAGTTTGAAGGCTATATGTCTAAAGCATATCCTGATGCAGGAGGTGTATGGACTATTGGCTATGGTAATACATTCTATGCTGATGGCACTCCTGTTAAACCTGGAGAGACTATTACTAAAGCAGAAGCTGAAAAACTATTCTCAGATGTACTAAATCAGTTTGCTGGTATGGTATCAGATGTAGTTAGAGTAGAGTTAAATGATTGTCAGTTTGATGCATTAGTTAGCTTTACATACAATGTAGGAATTGGTAATCTTAAGAAAAGTACATTACTTAAAAAAGTAAATGCAGATCCTGAAGATGAAACAATTAGAAATGAATTTAATAAGTGGATTAAAGCTGATGGCAAAACACTTGCTGGATTAGTCAAAAGAAGAAAAGACGAAGCAGATTATTACTTTGGTAAAACTTGTAAATAATGGTAGCAACAGTATCAGAAGCAATTAGTAGAATTAGGAATCAGATTAAATCTGTAAACATAGATGCCTTTGTTACAGATAGATATATCTTTTCTTTAATTCTCAAACACGTATCATGGCTCATTAAAAGAGAGGATGATAAAGGTGTACTTAGAAAGTACAACAATATATTTCACACCTTAGACTATTTCTGTTTAATAGATGTAGATAAAGCAGACACTGGTTGTTTTTGCATAGAATCAGGCTGTACTATTAAGAGAAGCAAGGATAAAATTCCCCCTGCGTATGAGGGTAGTTATGGTCCTATCATTAGATCTATTACAAGTATAGATGGAACTACTCCACTTACTTTAACTTTTCCTTCTACTTATCAAGCTATGATTAAGCAGAAGACATTTAGATATAACAAGACTCCTTACTACTACATTGTAAATGACTATATCTATGTACCTAGTGTAGATTGGCCAGCAATTAGAGTGGAAGGATTATTTAGATCTGGTATTGGTCAATACAATTGTGATACAGACCATGATTGTATTTATAGACAAGATGAGCCATTCTCAGTACCTATGTACTTATATGGAGAAATGGAACAAAGTGTAATGAAAGATTTAACTACAAGTTTACAAGTTCCTCAAGATATTAATCAAGACTTCTTAAGCAACACTAAGTAATGAAGACAGAACTCCAATATAGAAACTTTGATGATTTAATGAATTCTGTCAGAAGTGATTTCTACACTTATGATCAGGATAACTTTATCAATCCTCAAGAATTATTAAAGATTGCAATTAAGATCAATTATGAACTTGGTTTAAAGATTAATCAATCAAGGGGTAAAATGATTGATGTAAAAGATGGCAGAGCTAAACTTCCTGCTGATTTTTATGTAATGAATTTTGCAATGTTGTGTGGGGTTGGTAATGATACATATACAAGTTGTGTATCATCACAGATTCAGACAATGTATGATCAAATGTTAAAACTTGCAGAGATTACAAATGCAAGACCATTGATTCAAGTGGCTGATTTATCTGTTGGAGATAACATTGTAACTCATAATTTAGCTTCAACTAATATTGTACTTACTGTTCAAAATTCAAGTAAAGATTATGTAAACTTTGAATATGTAATTATCAATCCTGATCAAGTAAAGATTAAAGTATTTGAACACTACGCAGGTGCAAGAATTAACATTATTGCTGCTGCTAACATTGTAGCCAATTGTTCTATTTCTGTGGACAATTGTCCAGATGGTTGTAAGATTACAGAGACAAGACCAGGGTTAATTAGAGAATTTCCTAGACCAGTTCCTATTGAGATTTTACCATATAACTATGGGGAACCAGAGTGTAACTTAAGAAATGTAGGTTCTTATAATTATAGACTTAAAATTAGAGATGGATTTATTCATACTATTAATTTTAAAGAAGGTAGAGTATATATTAACTATGAATCTGTAATGGAAGATGATGAAGGTAATTTATTAGTGCTTGATCATCCAGTAGTTAATGACTATTATGAATATGCTCTTAAAGAAAGAATACTTGAGAACTTATTTTTAAATGGTGAGAATACTAGTCAAAAGTTACAGCTTATACAAGCTAAGCTTAGACCTGCAAGAACAAATGCTCTTAGCTTTATTAATACTCCTGACTTTGGTGAACTAAAGAGAATGTGGGAGAAAAATAGAAAAGCAATGTATGCTAAGTATTATAATATGTTTAATAGCTATGCGTGGTATGGTGGGTTTAAAACTGTAAGGGGACCTTATGAGAATTACTAAAAAAGTAAGAGTAAATACATTCAATTGTTCTATCTTATTTGTAATAACAAATGAGATGGGAAAGTCAGAAAAGTATTTACAAAAGAAATATGCAAAGGGAACATTAGTTCCTGGTACTGCAGCTGAAGAAGCAGAAGGTATTACTATTACTGTAGATGGTGGCTTATACATTGTAATGATAGATGCTAAGTTTCTTAATCATAACACAATAGGTCATGAGTTATTTCATGCTGCAAAAAGAATAGCAGAAGATAGAGATATTACAGATGAAGAAACATGTGCTTGGTTGATGGGGTTTCTGTGTGAAGAATTCTATAAATTTATAGGCAGTGAAAAAGTCAAAAAAGAATTTGAAAAAGTAGATAATCAAAATGGCTAAACAGCAAGATAACACTCAAAATTTAATTGATGCAAAGTCTAATACTTATACTAAAGGACTTTACAAAGATTTTAATGATAGCTATGTTCCTGAGGGAGTTTGGACTAATGCAATTAATGCTATGACAAGTTCTAACTTAGGAGATGGGGGTACTATTGGAAATGAGCCATCTACTCAATATTGCACATCTACTAATTTTGATGTTATTGGAATTGTTCGCAGAGATGCGACAACTTGGTTTGTTTGTTCTACAAATGACATAACAAGTGAGATTGGAATATTTGATGAAAATAGTTGTGAGTATACTAGATATATTTCATCTAGTTGTTTAGGATTTAAAAGATCAAATTTAATTACAGGAGTTACTCAATCTAATTTTGATTGTACTTACACATTTTATTTTGCAGATGGATTAAATCCAGATAGAGCTATTAATCTTGATAAAATTCCTTGGTTGATTAAACAATATGATACAACTAATCCTGATTGTCCTGAGCCAATTTATTATGATCCTCCTGTTTTAGATTGTGATAAAACAAGATTACACTATCTAATAGATCTACCTTGTTTCTCCATTGTAAGATCTAATAGTTCAGGTACATTATTTAATGGATCATATCAAGTAGTAGTTGCTTATAGCATCAATGGTTTAAGAGTGAGTAATTACTTTATGCCGAGTAATATTGTAAGTATTTGGGATCATGAGAATAATGGTGGATCAATAGATTTAACATTTACTCAAATAGATACAAACTTTGAGGAATATGAAGTTGTACTAATAAGCACTATTAATTCTGTAACTAATGCAAAGCGTGTTGGTTTTTTTAATACTTCTCAAACTAAAGTACACATTGATAATAACAATGATACATTAGTTCAAGTACCACTTGAAGATATTCCAATTAATCAGACAATATATGAAACATCTGACAAGATGTTTTTATTAAACTTTTATCTATTAAGAACTGGAATGAAAAGCAAAGCTGATTTTAATTATCAGCCTCTTGCAAATCAAATTGTTACAAAATGGGTACAAGTAGAATATCCTGCAGATTATTATGTAAAAGGTAATAATGAAACAGGATATATGAGAGATGAGATATATTCTTTCTTTATTAGATGGGCTTATAAGACAGGTGATAAATCTGCATCTTATCATATTCCAGGAAGACCTATTAGACCAGGCTGGGATAACATAACAGTTAGTGGTCCTGATGTTCTTCCTTATGATAATAATGGAGCTACATCAGCTGAAAAGTGGAGAGTCTATAACACAGGGATTTCACTTGGAGGATCTGGCTCAACAGCAGATGGTGCAAAAATTAGAAACAAAGGATATATGGCTTATTGGGAATCTGAAAATAGATATCCCAACAAACCTAGAATTTGGAATCCTAGTGAATATACTTGGAGTACTATTACTACAACCCCTTATCCTAATTCACAAATTAGTGACTATGATTTGTGTGGACAATACATTAGGCATCATAAATTTCCAGATGACATAGTTTCTCCAATTTATGATAATGCGAATAAATCAATTCAATTATTAGGTATACAATTTGAAAATATAAAACCACCTCTTGATGAGAATGGAGATGTTATTAAATCAATTGTTGGATATGAAATATTAAGAGGATCAAGAACTGGTAATAAAACAGTTATTGCAAAAGGTTTGATTAATAATATGTTTGAGTATGACATACCTAATCAACCTAATGCAAAAGCACTATATCAGAACTATCCATACAATTGTTTAGATCCTGATTATTATTTATACAAAAACACATGGTATAATCCTCCAGGACCACAAGAGCATGATGACACTAAGAATCCTATAACACTATATAGAAAAGATTACTTTACATTTCATACTCCTGATTTTAATTTTAGAGGAACTTATTTAAATCCAAATGAGGTAAGAGTTTATTCAGAATACTATGGTAATTCTATAGGAACTTTTACACCACCTTATGGTCATCCTAAACATAAAATTCCATCACAAGGTGCATTTATAGGATGTCTACTATTAGGACTTGGTTCTGCTATTTTAGCTTTAGTTGGAAAAAAGACAACAGTGAAAGGTAACACTGCAAAAGACCCTACTTCAATTCCTTTAACAACTGCTGTTGGAGTTGCAGGTGGTGCTGGTGGAAAAGCAGCATTAGCATATGCTGCAGCATTGGGTGGTACTTTTGCAGGAGGTTTTTTAGGTCCTGCTGGTTCAGGATCTTGGGTAGGAGCTCCAACAATGAACTCTGAAGGAAATGAACTTACTACTTTAAATCCTTCTACTAAAAAACCTGGAATACTTCCTGACATAATGAGTTTTATTACTCAGATGAATTTAATATTTAGCATTGGTGGATTCATGTTAGCTCAAGGATTTGGTAATGCTATGAAGCTTGTAATGGAACTTTTGCCTTGGAGACAATATGCATTACAATATAATAGCCATGGATTTTATAGTTCAAAAAAGAATCCTCAAAATCAAAACTACAGAAGACAAATTAAAGCAGCTAGATATGTTGAGTCAGGTGTTCAAGTATTTGATGGAACATATACCGTGAATAATTTATTTAGACCAAATACTGCAATAATAAATACAATTGGAACATTAGTAAATCCTTCAACAATTGATCAAAGTAGAAGAACTGTAAATCAATTAAAAGCTTGGACAACAACAAATAATAATTTTACTTTAAACATTTCTTCTTATTATGTAGGATTAAAGTTAGATTTAAAAGGTGCATATGGTCAATTATCATCTATAACTCAGATTCCTGTATCAACTTGTGTAGAGAAGATTGTATATACAAAAAACTATCCTCACACTTCTTCTGTTTATTTTAGAGGAGATGTCTACATTAATAGATATACTGAGAAAAATACATTTCCATTATTTAATCAATGGCTATTTAACATGCCTGATGGAACTGACTTTGATTATAAGCTATATGCTAATGTTGCGTATCCTAGATATTGGTCTACATTTGAAGGAATAGACTTTAATGATATTTCAATTAACACAAGTGCATTTCCTAGACTTAGTTTAAATCCTTTAAGATTTATTAGAGATTTTGCTCGCAAGTTTGCAAAATTAGTAACTAATCCAGTTGGTACAATTACTAGTTGGGTACTTGGCCCAAGTAAATTATATCATTTAGATAGAGATCCAAATTCATATAGATTAAGAATTCAGGATATGTTAAAGAAGACATTCTATATTAAGAATGGATACTTCTATCTTTTTGTAAATGGGGTTAAGGATTTTTATTGTGAGTCTGAGATTAATTTAGCAAGTAGAGATTATGGTGCTCTACCTTCTGAGCAATTCTATAATCCATATGGCAACACTAATCTATATGAGTTATTTAGAACAGACATTATAAAAGTGCCAGAGTTCTTTAAATATGATTATAGTTTATCTGTATCAAAAGCTTCAATAAATAATACAAGTTGGTCAAGTGTTTTGCCTAGATCATATGATCCAGATATTCCTGCATCTTGTTTTGAATATTATCCTGCTAGAATGGTTTATAGTTTGCAGCAGCAGTATGAACAATCTAGAGATAACTGGAGAATATACTTAAACAACAACTACAAAGATTTTGAAAATGTAATTACTAATGTAAAGCCAATTAATAGAACAGGTTCTGCTATTTTCTTTGATGATGCAACACCTACAACTATTAATGGGGTAGATGAATTACAAACATCTACAGGTAATAGAATTACAATTGGTGATGGTGGTTTATTTAACCAACCATTTCAAGCTCTTGTAAATGCAGATCTTGAATTAGAATATGGTTCTTGTCAATCTACAAGAAGTGTAATTAATACTACATATGGTATTTTCTACATGAGTCAAAGAAATGGAAAGATTATGCAGTTAGCTGGTAATCAGATAGTTGATATTTCTATGAATGGTATGAGATATTGGTTTGCAGAAAATCTGATATACAGTTTGACAAAATCTTTTCCAAATTACGATTTAACAGATAATCCTGTAAAAGGAATTGGATGTCAAACAACATATGATAATCAATATGAGATTGTATATTTCTCTAAAAAGGATTATAAGTTATTGCCTGGAATAGAAGTAGGGACAGATATAGAGTATATGCCTGACACTAAAAACTTCCGAGTAACATCATACTCATATAATTTCAAAGTTACTTATGGATCAAGTACAACTCAATTACAAGATGGCTATCAGATATCTGGAAATATAAATGGATATGATCTTGCAACATGTACTTACACTGCAACAGTTCCTACAAATGCAGGTATTGAATCATTTGTAAATTGTGTGGCCACTGAAATAGAAAAAGCACCAAATATTAAAAAAGCATTTCCTTATATTTCAGATGGTAGTTTTAAAATTAATATTACACTGATTGATTCTAAAGTACCTGCCAATATTCAATTAAATCTTATTAATAAATTTGTAGTTACTTTAATTCCTATTAACACATCTAATAAAACTTTAATTGATCCTAGCGATACTAACTACTTTGAAGATTGCTCTTGGACTATTAGTTATGATCCTAAAACTAAGATGTGGATAAGTTTTCATGACTGGCATCCTAACTTAGAGTTCTCTACAAATGATCATTTCTACACTATAAAAGGTAATGACTTTTGGAAACACAATGTATTATGTAATAGCTATAATAATTACTATGGTGTAAACTATGGATGGGAGATAGAGTTTCCTGTAAACACAGGTGCTTCGGTTACTACAATAAAAAGTGTGGAGTATTACTTAGAAGTATTCAAATACAACACAGGATGTGTAGATAGATATCATGTGTTGGATGGAAACTTTGATCAAGCTCTTATTTATAATACAGAACAAACCTCAGGTTTATTAAATTTACATATTAAACCTAAAAATAATCCTGTAGCTTTGTTAAATTACCCTAAGATAAATTTAGATAGTATAGATATTCATGTGGCTAAAGAAGAGAATAAATACAGATTTAATCAATTCTGGGATGCTACAAGAGATAGAGGTGAGTTTAATGGCTTACAAATTACTAACTTTATCACAGAATGTAATGGCTATAGGAAGAATCTAAATCCTCAAGCTGTTAATTATGCTAAGTCACCTTTGCAAAGGAAGAAGTTTAGACACTATGGAAATAGAGTTATCTTAAGAAGATTGCAATCAGGATCTGAAAAAATGAATTTAAAAGTAGTAACAACAAAAGAAACTCTAAGTCCACGATGAAAACTGACAAGCTTCTTCACCTTATCCAACAAAAGAGAGTAATGCGCTCAGGTGGTGCATTGCCATTACCTAAAGCTCAGCAAGGTATGGTAGACTATTATTTTAATACACCAAAAAAACCTGTAAAGAAAGAAACACAAACAGGTGGTTGTCCTACAGGATGGATTAAAGATCCTGTTACAAAAAAGTGTATAAGAGATACTTCAAATATGCCTAAGGTAAATCCAGAAGCAGATAGGAATCCAGAGAATTTAGATACATACTTATATGTTACAAATCAGTTAACTCCTGCAGAAAGACTTCAGTATGATATAGTTTATAAACTTATGAGACAGCATTCTGCAGATCCTGCATCTCCAAAAAGTTTGTTTTTAGATTCAATGAAAGAGGGTGTTCGTCAAACAGGTGGTCAAGGTGGTGTATACTTTGATACTACAAATCAAGGTAATAGCTTTTATGAGCCTTTAACTAAGACTATACATTTATCAGATGCAGATAAACATATACCAGGAGTTGTTCCTCATGAAATGTTTCATTACTGGCAAGACATAAATGGAGACTCTGGTTATTCAGAATTTTATCCTGGTCCTTTAAAAGAACCAACTATTCCTTCAGGGAATGATGCAGCAATGCAATATTGGAATAGAAGAGCATTAGATCAAAAATATATTACTGATGAATTTTTATCTAACAATCCATCATTCAATTTTGCTTCTCCTGAAGTAGTTTATAATAGATATGTTAACCCTGCAATGTATGATACTCCTTGGACTTTAGAAGGAGAAGCTAGAAACTTTGAAAAGCAATTTCAAGGGCCTAGTCCATATGCTCAAGATTATGGATATAGACAAGGGGGCTCATTGCGTAGAGCTCAATCTGGAAATAAAGGAGAATGTCCTGAAGGTCAAGTATGGAATGAAGAATTTCAAACTTGTATGATGAAAGGTGTAGAAGTTAACTATTATGATCAGTTAGTAGAACAAGGAAGAGACTTTATGAGAGATTGGACAAATTCTCCAATGGCTCAACAAATGTTACAAAGATCTGTTCAAAAAGATAATCCAACTGGATGGGAACAGTTTTTTACTAATCATAGACCTTTGTCATTTGATACTGACACATATTCATTTTACTCTACAGATCCATTTTGGCAACAAATAAGAGATAAAAGATTAGAAAATATTAATAATATAGATGTTAAATTTTCACGTAAGGAGATAGATGAAAAATATCCTGAAGATAAAGGTGTATCTGGATTTAGTAGAACTGAATTGGATAAGTATCCTTCATCATATTGGAATTTTGCAAGAAATATAAATCCCAAATTAAAGCAAAAATATTGGAAACATGATCTTCGGGATTGGTATGACACAAGTGGAAATTATCTTGATAGTTATGGAACATCAGATAATATGGAGGTTATTGGATACGAAGGATCAAATGCTTATAATGCATTGGGTTATTATCCAACTGATGATTCTAAAATTAGAAATTCTCCTATCTCTAGAATAACCAATACACCATTTTCAAAAGATAATCTTTTAGATACTGATGTTCATGAAATAAGTCATGCAAGTGATTTTGGTGGTCCGTTAATTCCTATTTCAGATATAAATTTGATGGGGAAATATGCATACAATACTGCTCGTAAAAGACAAAAACCTAATATGTTTGGTCATTATCCTAAAATGGTAGGCATGGATGAATTTAATTATTATGTAGCTAGTCCTACTGAAACAAGAGCTAGATTAAATGCATTAAGGTTTGAAATGAAAAATCAAGGTATTTATAATCCTTTTACAGAAAAGGCTACTATAGATATGTTTGGCTCTTATAAACCTTTAACTGATAGTAGTTATGATGCATTAGAACAACTTAGAGGTGTTTATACAGATGATCAAATTATAGATATGTTAAATACCATATCTAGAAATGAGCCTGATCAAAATCAAATGCTTGATAATATTCAATATGCTAAACAAGGAGGCTCACTTCCTAAACATCAACTTACAGGATCTGTAAGTGCTCAATTAATTAATCAAGCATTAGGGCAAACTAATCCAGCTAATGTAAGGAGTACTGTAACTGTTGCTCCAAAAAATGTAGCTGCACAATCTGTGGCTAAAGATATTGCAACATATGGTAGCATTGAAAAAGCAGAACAAGCAAAAGCTTTTAAGAAATCACAAGCTGCTCAAAAAGAATCTAAAATATATACTAATAAACCTGGTTACGGTAATTATGAATATTATAATCCTGCACAAGGTGAATTTAGAGATGATACTAAATTAGCACCTGAAGGATCTACTAGAGCAACTTTTCAAAATGTTCTTAATACTACTAATGAAGCAATAGAAAATGCATATGGTAATCCTTTTGTGAATCCTGCTGGTAAATGGGTTTATGATATGTTTGTAGGAGCACCTGCTCAATCTGCAATTAATCTTTCAAATACATTTATGGGTGATAGACCTATTAGAGGTGATAAAGATTTTGCAAACTTTGGATGGGATGCAGCTGATGTGCTTCCTTTTGTTGGAACAGGTTTAAAAGGTACTAAAAGATTTGTTAATGCATTTGATAATGCAGGTAGGATGGCTTTTGGAGTCAATCCTCAAATGGGAATATTTCCAAAATCATTTAGTGAGTTATTTAAAAAATCAACACCAATTTCTCAAGATGTATTAAGTGCTTATAACTTAGCTAAAAGTTATCAAAAGGAAGGATTAATTAAATATTTGCCAGAATCTCCAGAAGGTTTTGAAAGTTGGTTACAAACGCAGTATAATCAAAGACCTTTATACAGAGTTGTGGATGTAAGTCCTGAAATTATAAATGATCCTTTATTTAGAAAGAGGATGGCGAGCTTAGGAAAAAATCCAGATAACCCTTATGATGTTGCAGAAATAATGGGAACAAGCACAGCTCCTGAAAATGTTATTAACAGAGGTAGAAGAAGTGGTGGGCATGATCAATTATTACAAGGATCAAATAAAGACATTCTTTATTTTGCTGAAGACCCTACATGGATAGGAGAAAGATATGGTGGTAATAATCCTTACTATGTCAAAGTTTTTGCAGATCCTATGCCAATAGGTTTAAATAACCAAGTAAACCAATTAAGAAATACATCAAGACTCAGAAAAAATTACAGTAGATATTTTCCTGATTTTGATATAAATCAAATTCCATCTGGTGTTTTGTTTGAAGATAAAACTTTAAGAGTAGGTCCTAATTTAATCACTCCTATTATAGGAACTAAAGGAGCTAAAGTAAGAGATGCTGCCGCCATATTAAGTGATATGGAATTTAAAATGTTGCAAAATAAGTTTTTTGGAGAAGGTGGATCATTAGATAAATATCAATGGAAGTATGGACAAGTATCTCCAAGAGATAGTGTGCAGAACATGGGATACAACTCAATGACATGGGAAGATAATAGAGGTAGTGCTAGTGGTTATGGTTTATCTAACTTTGGTAATCCTGCATTACCAGTTGGTGCTAGTAAAGATGATGCTGTAAATTGGTACATGGATAAATATTATCCTCAACTTGGAGCATTTCCTACAGCAATGGAAAAAGCATCTGCTGGAGATTTTATGTATAATGCAGGAAGAGATCCTAGAGTATACATGCTTGATCAATATTTAAAAAGCATAGGGCAATCAGGATTACCAAATAGAGGTTCATATAATGTAGATATTAAAACAGATGCTTGGACACCTACCTTACAACAAAATTTAGATAATGAATGGAATAAATATAAAAAAGATATTTATAAACTTTCAGAACAAGAGAGAAGAGTGTTGCTAAATAATGGTAGAGATTTTTATTATAAAAATACATATACAGCAGATACACCTGGTGTAACATATTGGTCTAGATCTCAAGATCAAAAACAAGGATCTGTTTATGATAAAGCAACAGGTTATTGGTATCATAGAGGTCCTGATGGATCATTAAGTCCAGCTTATGGAAATACATGGTATGGTAGACAACATGCTAGTGATCAGTATGTTCGTTTAACAGATGCAGATGTTACCAACACTTCTAATAAAAAGTTTTATCCTGCTAAAAAACAAGATGGAGGAAACTCATTTATAGGTGATCTTGGTACAATTGGTTCAGCTATTATGACCAACCCTGTTCTTTTTGGAAACATTGATTTTCTCAAGCTTGCTGGTAAGTCTCTTTGGAATAATTTAGTTAATGATTCAGATTCTCCTCAAACCAACCAATCCACTGTAGATAAAGAAAAATTAAAAACTAGACAGCTTAATGATTATTATGATTGGTTAAAATATCAAGAGAATGGTGTAAAAAAGGGTTGGGATTCTAAATTAAATGTATGGATGCCTTATAAATCTCATGAAGGTGGGCTTCCTACAATAGGTTATGGTCATAAGTTAACACCTGAAGATGTAAAAACTAAAAGATTTGCAAAAGGAATTACAGATGATCAAGCTATTAAATTAATGAAAGATGATTTTAATTCTCATTATGATCAATCTGTACAAGGATATAATAAAAGATTTAAAGATAGAAATCTAACATTTGATACATTACCTTATAATCAACAATTACTTATAGAAGATTATGTGTATAATCTAGGGCCAGACTTTTTTCAAAAAGATACTGAAAAATATTCAAAAGCTTTTCCTAAGTTTCTTGATGCAATTGTTGATTATAATCAAGCAAAGTCAGATGCTGATAGATTAAAATATAGAAATATTATTGCAAAACAATATGCTAGAGGTACTAAGAAAGCTCCAAATCGTGAAAGAAATAAAGGAACAGTAGAGTTCTTTTTAAAGGATTTTGGAATTAACCTTGATATGGTAGATCCATCAACTTATAAAGAAAGAGGTGGTGAGTTTTTACCTAAAGCTCAAGGAGGTTTATTATCTAAGGCACGATTTGGTAAATCTATTTATGGAACAGATCCTAATGATATGTCTATTTTTAGCATGGTGCATGGTAAACCTAATAGATACTTTGAAACTAAACAAGAAGGAGATAAATACTATGTACAACAAAGAGGTGATTTTCCTTTAAGCAACCAACAGTTTAAAAATTGGAATAGTCCTTCTGCTGCTTTTTCAAGTCCTAATCAATTAAATGAATGGCATAGTATAGGTGCTCATGAGTATAATAAATTAAACTCACAAGCAGTAGATGGTAGAATAGGTTATAAAACATATGCTCAAGGTGGATCATTACCCAAAGCACAAACTGGTATTCCCAATGATAAAATACTTCAAACACCAATGAAGTATGATCGACCTTTAAAGTTAGCTGATATTAAACCTGTCTATCATAAAAACATGGTTATCAATAATTATTCACCTAGAGCAGATTATTTGATACAGGGTGATAAGGTTTATATGACAGATAAAGGAAAAGATAATTGGCTAGATATTTCAGATAATGATATTGCTAAGAAAAACTTATATGGGTTTTTGGATAACACATATCAAATGATGGGTTATAGCAATGAAGAAAAAGATATTTTAGGATTGTTAAAATCTAATCAATATAACTATCAACAAAGATATAATCCTACTCCTAAAAAACAAGAACCTTCATTACAATATCTTTGGTCAAGTGGATCAGTTGCATCACCTAAAATAAACATTGATCCTTTTAATGGTTATGTAAAAGGTAATTCTAGTTCAAAAGTAGTTAAACAAAAACCTTCATTGACTGAAAACATTCAAAATGAATTATCAACTCTTGTTGGTGGAACAGAAGATTATTTAGCAACTGTAGTTGGAGATATTAAAAATACTTATAATGAAGCAGCTGACGTAGCTAACTACTATAAAAATCTTGCAATAAATGGATTAACTAGAAAATATAAAATGTATAGTGGAGATGATCCTGATGCAGTTAAAATAGATTTTAGTGAAAAGCAAACACCTAAACCACTAGGAACAATTGAATATTATAACAAACTTAACAAAAATAAAGTTCAATTAAAAGAAGTTGAAATACCAAATGTAACAAACAAAACAGGTCAAACTTTATTAGCAGGTAATATAAATTTAGCTAATATGAAATTTAAAGTTAGAAATAGAGGAGACTATACACCTTTCCAATCAGATGGTGCAATAATAACTGCATTTAGACCATTCCTTGCTCCAAGTGAGTATAAGGCAGCATCTGATAATAGCACATACTTTGGAGTTGATGCAAATGGAAATTTTGTAGCTGGTACATTCAAAGATTTTAAAAACAGAAAGGATGTATTAATTTCACAAACATTTTCTAACAAGGTGGTATCGTTTGATGAAATAGATGGTAAATCTAGAACAAAACCTGATTTAGATCATGGTAATAATAATTATCAAATACCTATTACTAATATGTTATCAGATGATGAGAAGACTGAAAAAAAAGGTAGTATCAATATCATGACAAGAACTAATGGTGATGAAGATTATTTTGGTTCTGTAGAAGGTGGTAAATTTATTATGCAAAACCCTGATACTAAAAAGACATACTTTGTAATGGGTAGTCTTAAACATATTAAAAATGAATTTAAGAAGATAAAAGGTAATTCAAAATATGTTACTGTTTATGCAACAGATAATGGAACTTATTCAAAAGGACTTTCATTTAAAGATAAAACTTTTACCTCTGATAGACTAAAAGAATATGATGCATTAAATTCAGGTGGTGTAGCAGGTAATGTATTGTATATTGCAGGTACAGGCACAACCCCTAGCAGACACAAAGTAGAATACTATCAAAGTCCTAATATTAGAACTGAAAAAGATGAAAGTTATAAAAAAGGACATGCTTTAAAAAATGAAATGAAAAAAATTGTATTACATTGGACTGCATTTAAACCTGATGCAAAAGGTGATTGGACACAATCTGATATAGATTTACATAATCAATTTATGAGACCTGGTGAAAATGATGCACATCTTGCAGTATTAGCAAATGGTACAAGAAGAGTTTATGCTTCACCAGAACAAGTAACAGCTCACGCAGGTCACTCTAGATATGAAAATAGAGATAATGTAAATGATTTTTCATATGGTATAGAACTTCAAAATCCAGGAAATGATAGTGGTGGTTATGCACCACCTCTTACACCTAATCAATTAGAATCTACTGTAGAAGCTATTAGTGAACTATTAGATACATATAACTTAAAGCTAAAAGATATTATAACTCATAAAGAAATTAGAGATGGTTATATGAAATATTATGAAGGTAAAAAAGACAAAGATGGTAAGCTAATAATTAATGATCCAAACGATAAAAAAACTAAAGTGGATGCAAAAGCAGATATAGATGATCAAATGTATAATACAATAATAAATGCCTTAAAAGCAAGAGGCTATAAATAATAAATAAAATGGATAGAAAACCAATACACTTTAGAACAGACCAGCAAGGACTAGATGTAGATCCTACAAATGGTGCAATCATTAAAGGCAGAGATGGATATACTCCTCTTACTTTTAAGAATCAAATAGATCACACTTACATACTAAGTCCAACAGGAGATGTTATATTTGCTCAACCTGGTCAAGAGAATGTAGTGGTTCCAGGAAACATGGCAGTTGAAATACCTGCTAACTCATTAGGTACATTTAATTATTCAAACTCAGATAAAATGAATACAATGCAATACGCTCAAGAAGGTGGAGCATCTTCTGATCAACAACAAAAAATAATCAGTATGGTTGCTCAAGGGCTTCAGCAAGGTGCTGATCCCAAACAAATTATGCAAGAACTTGTAAAAATGGGAATGTCAGTTGAACAGGCCCAAGGATTAGTGACAGCTGTTGCTAAAGAATTACAAGCATCTCAAGAAGAACAAGTATCTCAAGAAGATGAACAAGATATGATGCAACAAGATCAAGAGCAAATGGGGATGGCCGAGATGGGTGGCCAACCTTGCATTGATTGTTTTGACAATTATAATCCATCACCACAAGCTCAAAATCTTAATTGGTATTATAAAGCTAATGGTGGTACTGCTTATATGATGGATGACTTATATGAAGCAGGTGGGCAATCTTTGCCTAAAGCTGGTCTAGGTAATTTAGGCAATTTCCTTGGTGGTTTTGGAAACATGGGTGATTCTATGATGGGAATGGGTAATCCAATAAATAATCCAATGTATTCAGATTTGTATGGTAAATCTGATAAAGAAGGTATGCTTATGCAACAAGCTATGAATGGGCAAATTCCTATAAATCAATTACCTGCAAATTTGCAAGTGCAAATGCAAGGTGCATTGGGTGCAATGAAAGCAGGTGGAGAAGCATTTCCTCAAGCTCAAACATATTTACCATATGATAGAGCAGGTGAAACTACACCTAACTTTATGTTTGAGATGGGTGGTCAATCTAATATTGATGAGTTATATCAAATTTTAAAAGAAGGTGGTATGGATCACAATCCTAAGAAAAAGAAGAAAGGTAAATTTGGTAGTGTAAATGATTTTGCAAAATATGTGAATGGTGGATCTTTACCTAAAGCTGCAGATGGAATTAACTATAATGATCCAAATTATGTATATCAAGATTTAAGTGGTCAAAATAGAAAAATAAAATTTGATAATAAATTTAATGAGTGGTATTATGAAGGGGATGATGGTACAGCATATAATTTACCAGCAAATGAATCTGGTTATTATGA